TTGGGTTTAAAGATGTTAAACCTTTGAATTTTATTCAAGGAGAGTATTTAGAAGCTATCAAAAATAATGAAATTATTTTTGGTATAGGTTCAGCAGGTACAGGAAAAACATTTGTAGCAGCTTCATACGCTGCAGGAGAGCTATTCCATAGAAGAATAGAAAAAATTATTTTAACAAGACCTAACGTAGAAACTGGTAGAGGATTAGGATTCTTACCAGGAGAACTAGAGGAAAAATATGCCCCTTACTTAGATCCTTTTGACCAAGTATTTAAACGCTCACTTGGCGCAGGATTTTATGAATACGCTCTAAAAACTAAAACTATAGATCCAAAACCTTTGGGTTTTATGCGAGGAGCTAGCTTTGAAAACTCAATTATATTAGTGGATGAAGTCCAAAATATGACTAAAACTGAGTTTAAGATGTTGCTTTCCAGAATAGGTAGAAACTGTAAAGTAATACTGTCTGGAGACCCCGATCAAACAGATATTCAAGACTCAGGTCTTAAAGATGCTGTTGACAGATTAGAAGGTTTGGAAAGTATAGAAGTAATTAGATTTCTAGATGAAGATATCGTTCGTAGTAAAATGTGTAAACAAATTATTATAGCCTACAGAGAGTGAAAAAAAAGCCCCTATACTTTACAGTATAGGGGCTTTTTTCATTCTGCTACTGGTTGAGCAGCAGGTTCAGCAGCGGTAATTTCAGCGAAATCTTTAATCATTTTGCTAATCAGTGGCTGAGATACTTTAAAAGGTAACTCGCTAAGAGAAGCAATAATCATATTTAATTCATCTTGAGTAAAGCTCATGCTGTACTGTTTTGGGGGTTCAATTTGTTCCATTTATTTTATAGGGCAAGCGCCAGTTGAGCAGTCATCAGATACAATTTCGTCAAAACTATTTGTATCGTCTAAACTAACGGGTTGAAGAAACTTAATGTATTCGTTATAATCTTGTTCACTTACTACTTCTTGTGGAAGATATAAATATCCAAGATCTTTAGCTGTCATACTTGGATCAGTACGATAGATAAAGCTAACACCTACATAGCAATCCCAGTTATTTAGCAGCCACTGAATAATATCTTCTACTTCGTCTAAGGAGTAAGAGATCGTTACTGAAGTGTTCTGCTGAGTCCAGCTGGTCTGGATTAATTTGTATTTCTCTAGCTGTTCTACTGCGGAGTCTAAGTTTACTTCCTTACCATTAACTTTATGGAAAGGAACATCATCCCACTTTACTGGGAAAGTAATTAAAACACCTGAATCATCAGTTGGATGATTGATAACAGTATATCCAGCAGCTTTTAATTTTTCAACTACTGGATCGTATTTAGAGAACTGAACATTGTTAAAAATATATTTACCCAAAGGCTTATGAATACCTTCAGTAGTGTCCATAATTTTACTTAATGTACCTGAAGGTTTAACACAAGTAATATTTTTAGGGCTAGGTAAATCTAATTCATCTGACATACCAATAGCAGCAGCAGTTGCTGTGCGTTTTAGATATTCGTAATCATATCCACCCATATCAGGGCGTTTGGCAATACCAGTAAGGCCGACACCGCACAGACGAAGAAAATAGTTATTAAGATGCCAAGATTCTTGAAGGATACCATCATTTAAGTTTACGCAAGTTTGGCGATAGTTTGCTCGTGCAGCAAGTCTGATCGCTTCATGTAAGCCTGCAGTATCTCCTTTGAATTTACCAATATCTGTTTCGGTAAGATTACAGAACGATTTATTTCCCAAAAGGATTTCAACGCACGGGTTGCATCCTGAGAACCAAGGGGCTCTACGGGTAGCTTCCACTGCATTAATAAATCCAGGTTCACTACCGCCTGCATCTTCCATGAGATCAAATATTTTTCGTAGATCTTCATAAAGGGGTTTTTCTTTAAATACTAGGGAGTTATTAGACTGTTGGCGGTGTGAATTATTATGCAACCACCAATCTTTTTTAGCTACTGCAAATTCTTCCCACTCTGGTTGTCCGTATTCAAATAGAGCGATCTCAGCACTTCTACGACTACTAAGAATGGTACCAAGATGATTGATAATATCAAGAATATCCATGCGAGTGAGCAGACTATCAGCCCTGCCGTTAAGTATATTAGCAATTGCCACATAAGCTGTGCTGATTGCCGAATCGCCTGAGCTAATCCATCCATATCCTTTTAACCTTTCACCTGCTGGTCGTAACTGCGAGAAATCTAGTACTAACTCTTTAGCAGGATATTTACCTGCCATTAGTTTACCTACTGATTTAGCCCAAGCTTCTGCGGAATCACCGACCTGAATAGTCCATGTTTTATTTTCTGAGTCCCAGGTTTCTGTATTGTGCTCGTTACCACCTTTAGCAGTACGAGTTGATCGCACTACTCTGATATTTTTAATTGGCTTTGAGAAACCATTTAGTGTTCCAACTACTGGTTTAAACCCAACTCCGCATCCTTGTAGTAATAGCCATAGGCAGTCTACTACGTCATAAATTGTTTCTACTTGTGTAAATGAACAATTAAATTGTGATGCTTCTCTTTTTTGGGCGACTGTTGTACCGCCTAACCAAAGAGAACGACCGCTCATAGAGACTTTACGATCTAACATTAGCTGCTCTAAATCATATAGTTCAGCAAATTCAAGATCTGTTAACTCTCTATTAGCGGCTCGTTCCCATAACCATTGTTGATGGTCTATTACTCTGGAAACTGTTTGTTCCCAGCTTTCAAATTGTTTTCCGTCGTCTGTAAGTGGTCTGTTGTATGTTCTTCGTGTTATTACTTGTGCTCTTGTGGATACATTCATTCTACCCCTTCTCTAGTTATAAAACTAGCTAATATTTCTTGTTCTGGTCTATTCAAATTTGTAAACATATATGCATTGTCTTGCTTACACAGTTCTAATGCAGTTTTTTCTGAAATAACCCTACTAGACACGATTGTTTCTGTTAAATGTTCTTGCGAAAACTCTTTAGCTTGATTCATAGTAACTGTATCTAATGCCCATTCTTGTTTGCCTTTTGGCACTTCTACTAAATATCTTATACGAAACTGATTTACACACTCTACTAAAACAAGATCCATCTCTTGCTTANGTAAAGACCATGAACCATTACCTAGATCTGTCCATTCTAGTTTATCTCCTTCTTTCCAGCCAGTAGACTGTAAAAGATCGGTAGGAAATTCTAGTATACCATCCCCTGTATCNGGGTCTTCTTGAATAGTTAGAGTCCAGCGGTTCATAGTATTATTTTAGGTTAAATCAAACATATAGTTAACATCTTCTTCAGGAATATCACGAGTAATCGTTAATTCCATTTCATCGAGGTCAAAACCTTCATCTTCAAATAAGCCACCAAGCTCATAGGCTGCTTGTGAGCCCGCAGTGCCTTGACCTAATCTTACATGAGATACCAATGTATTAATTGTGATTAAATGATCCTCTGTGAGACCTTTTAGTGTGTAATGACCATCTTTTTTATATTTAAGTTCTAACATTTTATTTTCCTTTATTTAAGTTCCTGTACTACCAAAACCACCTGTGCCACGTTCAGTATCGTTCCAAACGTCTACAAACTTAGGTAGTAAAACTGGCATAATTACCAGTTGAGCAATTCTATCACCACGAGAAATTTTATAAGGATCTTCTGAAATATTTTTCAAAAGCACTTTTATTTCTCCACGATAATCTGCATCAATAACGCCTACTGAGTGAGGGATAGTAATTCCCTTTTTACCCTGACTGCTTCTATTAAATACAAAGCCTGCATAGCCTTCTGGAATTTTTGTTGCTACTCCTGTGCCAACAAGTTTTTGTTCGCCAGGATAGATTTCCAAATCTTCTTTACTCATTAGGTCTGCACCAGCATCTGTGCAGTTTGCACGACGTGGCAGAAATTCTTTACTGTCTACTAAGCAGAAAATTTCGTTCTTAATTTCACAATCTCTAGCATAGTCCCATGTTCTATTAATATTCATAAAGTTGTTCATTTTAAATAAAGTTCTAGGATTTCATCTATTTGTTTACAATTTTCAGTACCAATTGCTTCTTCACAAAAGGTAACCAAATCCATTAATTTATAATTTAATTCTAATTGATCTTTACATTGATTTAGGGCTTCGATGTATTTATACTTACCACTAATTGGAATACTCGCAATAATATCGTAAGTACTGCCGTATTCATTAACCAATCCCACGGCTCGCTTAGGTCCAATACCAGGCACCCCAATAACATTATCACCACTATCGCCTGTAAGACATTTAATGCTAATATAGTCTTCGGGCTGGAAATCATAATGGTCATTCCAGTTATCAACTGTGATTTCTTTTCTGGTGACATAACTAAATCTTGATACTTTAGGTTGAACTAGCAAATCCCAATCCTTATCGGAGGATACTAGCCAGATCTGGTCTAACTCATAACGCTTGCGTTTTGCTACTATGTAAGCTGCAATATCGTCTGCTTCAACTCCCTGAAAACGAACTACAGGAAACTTGCCTTCTTCTTCGTACATAGATAAAATCTTTTGTACTTCTGCAAAGAATTCTTCAAACTCTTGTTGTTCTTCTTCAGTTTGGTTTGCGTATTTATCTTTACGATTCTGTTTATAAAGCGGATAAATTGCTTTACGATATGAACTTGAGCCCATATCGCCTGCAATTATAAGTTTTTTAGTTTTATAAGATTTTTGCAGGCTCTCGACTGTTCTCATATAGTCAGTAGCAAAATCTACTGCCTTTGAGTGTTTATATCGAAATGCAAGATTCAAGGAATCCAAAATCATTAACGATTTAGGGTCAGTGTGGTTTATTTGTTCAAATGTTTTTGTCATGTGAATATTATATCAAAATTGACAAGATGTGTCAAGAGATAAATTTTGGATCCTCGTACTTCACAAAGTCTTCCAGTAAGGAAACATAGACTTCATAACCCAATGCATTTATAAATATATATCTATAATCACAAGTAGGCATAGCTTCAAATGCACAGAATACTTTTGAACGATCATGTTTAAATATAAGCAAAGGAGTTTTATCAACCTGTTTACCTTGTCTTACTGCTTGTGACCACCACTCAAAAAATTGAGGACTTTTACCACTAAGAATAGCACTTGTTAAATGATCTTCTTCGTAGTGTTTTACCTCTACTGAATAAAGATTCTTTTCACCTGGCACGTATAGATCACCCTTTAATTGGTGTCTAGGGTCAAGAGCACCTGATGCAGGCACCCTTTCCCATTTTAGACTTGTTGCTTGACGTAATTGATCACGTATAAGAGTCTCTGCTCTAGCACCTTTAGCTCTAGGGTCAACCATTGTCTATCCTTGATATATTTCGTTGTTTTACTACTTGCAACTTTTCTAGCAAAGGATGTGAGAATCCATGAGATATTAGGAAGGTGTTTAAGTTTTCTTCTTTCAAGAGAACTTCAATTAACTTTTCTTTACCTTCTGCATCTAGATTCTCTACTGTTTCATCTAGAATTAGTAGATTAGTTCTAGAGTTAGATAAAGTTTGCATTAGTTTGCGAATAGCAAGTAATGTAGCTACATTAACACGAGCACGTTCTCCACTAGATAAAGCTAAGATATCTACATCATGACTATTATCTGTAATAACAACATTTAACTTATCTGAGGAAGCGATTTTAAAAGATAATTGAAATCTTCCATCTGCTAACTCAGCTAAATACTCATTGGTAAGAGTTTCCAGATCTTTAACTAGACACTCTATTTTATAAGCTACTAACCCTGTTGTAGAGAAGGCTTTTACTAAAACCTGTAAATTAGATAATTCTGAGGTATGTGTAACTAACTCAGCTGTATATTCTGCTAGCTCAGAACGCATATCTGCCATTTGACTAGAAATAACTGTTACTTTTGAGTTATGCTCATTAACAGTTTTATTCTTATTACGTACTTTGGTAATTGCGTTATTAATTTCATTAATAACTTTTTCTAGTTCAGTAATTTTATTAGATAGTTCGTTCTTATCCAATACTTCACTAGTGAGGTCGTTATCAATTAAAGCGTAATACTTTTCCCACTCAGAAAAGTTTTTCTGGTAAGATTGATAGTTTGCTACTTTGCTATCTAAAGTTTTTATTTGCGCTTTAATATTAACAATATCTTCTTCAAGACCTACCTTATTTACATTGAACTGCTCTACTAAGCTAAACATCGTACTGTTATCCATATCTTGAGAACAGGTAGGGCATTTAATAGTAGGGCCAGAACATTTTTTAGATAATGCAATACCTTCTTTAAGCTGATAATCTTTGTTTGCAAGTTTAGTTTTTAAACCCGCCAATACTGAATCATCTACCTTTTCTGGTACAGGATCATCTACTACTATTTTTGATAAAACTTGTTTGTACGTATTATTTTGAACTATTTTTCTATTAGTAGACTCTATGTTAGTTAGTTCATGTTTTAATAAAGTTGTTTTTGATACTAATTCGCTAGGAGCACTAGGTTCCTCTTCTAGTTCTTTTAAAGTTAGATCTTCTTTTTCATACTTAGTTAACCAAGCCCTAACTGTAGATAGCTTGGCTTGTACAGCATCAACTTGTTTATTAGCATCTGATGCTAATTCTTTAAATCTTTCAGATGCCTTAGTATATATCGATAGATTTAGTAATTCTATTAAGAACTTTTTTCTAGCAGTATCTGTTGCTGTTAAAAACTCTAAACTAGAAACACTACTCTGATAAACAATTTGGCTAAAAGTTTTATGATCAAAGCCGATTATACCTTCTATCTGTTTATATGTATTAGTACTAGTATGACTACTAATATCTTTACCATCTTTATATAACTTTATAGTAGTTGAAGCACTACTTCTATTAGTTTTAATAGTATAATCAGAATTATCTTTATTAAAGTCTAGTTCTATTGAATAAGACTTATCAGAGCTATATCTATTTAATATATCTGCTTTTTTTATTTTTTTGGAGTTTTGGTTGTATAATACTTCTTCTAAGATAAGTGCAATAGAACTTTTACCGTGTCCATTTTTACCAACTATTTGTGTAAGTGGTGCACTATCTAATTTAATTGTATTATCTATACCATATGAAAAAGCATTACCCCATCTAATTTCTTTAAATGTAATCATTCTGTAGTAATCTTATCCAAATTGTTATTTAACACTTGTACTATACTTTCAACAGTATTATCTGGTAGTTGCAAGATGTACAATAAATACTCTTTTAACTCAGCTGCTAAAGTCATACTAGGATCTAAAATTAGTGCAGTGTCTGTTTCTCTTCGCACTATTTTTTTATCTATTAGAGTGTTATCCTCCATGGCGCCCAGCTCACTCATGTCACCTTCAACTTCATATATGGTATGATCGTAGTCAGTACCTGGCATTTGTTCACCTGCCTTGATAGTTTTACGAATAAGTTGTGGTAGCTGTAGTTCTCGCCACTCATGTTCTAAACTATCCGTATCAAGTATAATAACTCCAGTAGCCACATTATGACGATGAAAGCTAGTAGTGACTGGACTTCCAGGATAGAGAATGTTTCTTTGAGAATTTTCATAACTGTGTAAATCCCCTGCTAAAACAACATCGTAGTCGGCAAACAGCTCTAGATCCATTTCAGGTTTTACGTGCGGGGGTATTTCCCCACGAACATGAGTAAAACATATCTTACCAGGATTTATGTGTGGAGATGCTTCAAAATCTTTTAGTTTATTATACGGAATAAAATCCATATCTTCTAAAGAATAAAAATCATCTATTACTGTAACATCTTTGTTTAGTCTCTGTGTACTACGCTTTAAACTAGTAAAGAAAGTAGTATCTTTCTTTAAAGCTTCGTGATTGCCAGCATATATAATGCAAGGAATCGAAATGGAGGATATTAGATCAAAATATATTTCTAACTCATCCATTGTAGGCATACGATCAAATATATCGCCGCCCAATACTAAAAGGTCACATTCTTGTTGAATATCTCTAAGCTGTTTAATAAACAGTTCATAGCGATTTTTAGCCCACTCTACAGGAACATTTTTTTGACCTAATTTAATATGAATATCTGCTGTGAATAAAACTTTCATTATTTATAGTCAAAAAAGCCCCTAAGTTAGTGATACTTAGGGGCTTTATTATTAAGCTGTTAAATCGCTAACTGCTTCAGAGTCTGTAGCAGAATCTTCTTCCGGTACAGCTCCAGTAACAATACGTTCTAGTGTAGCTTTTACTTCTTCTGCAGTTTGACGTGGATATTTCATATCAATACTTTCAGAAGCTGTCGCCGCCTGTTTTTCTTCGTCAGTAAGTGGGCGTTTCTTGCAACGTAATACTGATAAAGTATATTCTACGTTAAATGGCAAGGGTCCGGTCTTAACACGTTTGAATACAACATCCCACCCTGTATCAGTATCCGTAGGATCGCCTAAATCTTCTGCAGCTGAACAAATTTGTTCAAATAATTTCTTTTTCAAATTAAGGATTTTTACTTTCCCATCTTTTAAGTCAATACAGTTAGCACTGTAAGACCAAGAACACTTCTTATCAGAAAAATATTCAGGAACATGATCATGTTCTTTATTGTTAAATTTTTCTGCATCACGATCAAAAGCTAAACACTCAACGGGAATATCCTTTCCGTTAGTACCTTTTAACCAATAAACGTAACGAGGTAAAATTCCCCCAATTAATCGTATTGTATTTTCTCCGTCTTTGTATTCAAAGGCGTCAAAAGATTTTTTAACTGCTTTACCTTTAGTTGCTGTAAATGCTAATGCCATTTTTAATTTTCCTCGTATTTAAAGAGTATTTCTGTTTCTGTTATTATTAATAACGGATTGTTTTTAATTAGATCAATGTTTATATCGGGGAAATAGGATAATTCTAATCCTCGATATTTGTACTGTTTATATAAATTGTAATCACGTCTAGCTGCTAGTTTTAGATATTGAATTTTGAATAGTATATCTGTTGACTTATCTGCAAATAGGGGTGCTGGATTTAATATAAAACAGCTACCAGTTAGAGGTATTTTGCTTGGTTTAAACCTAGAGTACTTTAATGGCAATTTTTTAGAATAATGATATTCTAGCATAGCCATAAATTTACTCGCATCACCGTTTGACTGTTCTTCAAGTGTTTTTAGGTTAAAGAATAGAGCCATAATTACTGCTGGAACATATATTATATCACTGTTTAAATACATTTGCAAGTGTATTTTTTACAAGCCTAATATAGTCCATCCCTTTCGCAAATAAAATGCTATACGGTCTTTGTTTTGTTTTCTATCGCTTACCCCACTAAACTGCATATCTAGAACTAAGGGCGATAATTTATTTTCATGCTGACGCATTATTCGCCCAATAATTTGTTCTAGTAAACCATCATTGGCGATAGGTACTGCTAAGATTACACAGCTAAGGATATTGACCGATATACCTTCTGCAAAGATTTGTCGGCTTCCAGCAATGCAATTCTTTTTTCCTGATTCAACTTGTTCTTTGAGCAGGACTCTTTCTTCATAGGTTGTTCCACCAGTAATGCACACACACGTTTCACCAATTAGTTCTCCTACTTGTTGTAAAAACTCTACCCTATCTGCAACTATAAGCACTTTATGACCTTTAGCAATCTGAAGATTTGCTGCTGCAGCTATAAATCTTTGATAATCTGTGTCATATAGTAAGTTGTTAATTTTCTTAACCCAAGTGTCTCCAGGAGACAGCGCAATTCCAGTTTTTACTATTTGAACTGTAGGTGTTAATGTGTTTTCTTGAGGTGGTTGATATAGTTTACTACCAAAGAAGTCTCTAAATAGTACTTGCTTGCCATCTTTACGCTGCATAGTACCACTAAGACCTATTTTATATCTAGCATACATACCATCAATAAATGTTGTAAAAGTACTGGCGGGGCAGTGGTGTGCTTCGTCAACTATAACAGTACCAAACTCTTTGCAAATTTTAGGCACTAACTTAGTTAAGGTTTGAATATTGCCTACAACTATAGAGTGATCAATATCAAACTCTCCTGAACCAATTACACCTACAGGCATTTCAAATAGTTTTTCTACTTCTTCTACCCACTGATCTCTAAGCATTGTATTATGGCATACAATCAAAGTCTTTTGACCTAGCTTCCTAGCAATATGTAGGGCAGTGAATGTCTTACCCCAACCTACCATAGCATTAATAAAGCAAGTATCATCTACTTCATTAAATACGTCAAGTTGTGTTCCTCTTAGTGGAAATTTAGGGTCAGGGAAGGGAAGATCACATATAATTCTTTTATCTTGAATTTCATAATTCTCAGGAATTAAATCAATTCTACCAACTGGTATAGACATAATACTATTAGGAAGTACTTTATAGTTTTTTATTATATCGTATTGTACAAAATGGTTTTTAACACCAGGAATATTTCTACGTATTTTATAAGTAAGATTATTAATTAATTTTTTTGCTATCTCAGGCGTAACATCCAAATATATTTTATTTGAAATTATAGCTTTTGCCATTATATCCTTCTCCAAGTTTTTGAGTGTTCCTGACTATAAAAACCATATAAAATTAAAGATTTTCCATAGTTTAAAATGCCTGCATATCTATTAGCACTTTCAGGAGTATATAAGGCTTTAAATCTAGTACTTATATTTTCTACTTCTATTATAGCACCACCAGTTTTAATTGGTATTAC